ATTGTAATGTGGTTTACAAGAACACCGTTCCATAGGAATCGGACAACAAGGGTATGAATAAGAACTAGAAGCAAAAAGATGATGAGAACCTTGAGAAACGATGTTGTAGAATCAATTTTGAAAAAATCACCAATCATTTATTATAACAAAATAAAAAAAATATATATGATAAATAATGAATGCCCTGAAGAATGAGATTCGTTTTGGTACATTTATAAATGGAAAGTTTTTCCCTGGTGTTTCTAAACAGAAGACGAGTGAACTCATTCAGTACTTTATAGGTAGTAAATGGAAAATGGAACATGTTGTTGAAAAAAGAATGAACAAGGAAAATGTTTCATCTGTTAATTACCCAGACTTTGGATATCAAGTGGTAAAATCAAAAAATATTGGTTCTACTGGTGTTACACAACATCGTATCACTTTTACACGTGAAAACTTGAAAGTTAGTATTTCAGTGAATCAAGTTGAACTTGAATTCACTGATAAAAAAGATTTATCTACTATTATAAGTATTATAACTGACAAGTCTCCTGTTACAGAACTTGAAGAACCGTTCATTTTAACAAAAGCAGCTTTTAAACGTGGTATTTTGACAAGAAATAATTACTCTGTAACCGATAAAGCAGATGGCGGCGAAAGGTACTTATTTTATGTCAATGCGCATGGAATTTTTTCATTCATTACGAGAAAAATGGAATGTATTCATATTCCTATGGCGAAACCCAGACCTGATTACGCGAATACACTGCTTGATGGCGAATATATTAATAATACGTTCTATGCTTCTGACACGATATTTGCAAAAGGAAAAGACGTCAGAGGAAAACTTGTTAACCAGAGACTCGATACCCTCTTTGACATCTTAATGGGTCTTAGATTTGAACTTCTTCGTATGAAGATAACTTTTGTAAGCCAGGGTAATAGTGTATATGAATATCCTGGTAATAAACCAACAAAGTTTAAAAATGTATACGAGGCTTCGAGGTTTATTAAACCACAGTATCCTATTCGTGGACTAATCTTTACACCAGTTGACCCGAAGAGTGATACATTTCTTTGGGACAAGAATAATTCTGTAATTACACGTGATGAACTCAGTACAGGTCCACCAAGTAATGAATTTATTTTACCAATGGGACTTCAAAACTATTTCAGGAATCGTGAATCACTTGAGAAACTACTATTGGATATTCACACAGGTCTTACACCTGGTGGTAAATTTATAGGAAGAACGACCGTGTACAATGGCACTGGTAAACTTTTAGGACAAAAAGGTGTTGACTTTAAAAAGTTTACACAGATTATGGAAAAATGGGGGTTTACTCTTAAAGAGAGTCGGGAATCTGGAGGAGGTGATACTTTACACTTTGAATTCAAAAAAATTGCTTAATTTGAAAATGCAAGACCTCCCATACCTGACTGAATTCTAAGAACGTTATAATTGACTGCAAACATTTCCAAGAATGAAGGATTTACAAAACCTGTCTTGAGAGTAATAGAAGCCTGTGAGTTATCAACTCGTGAAAAGTTGCATGTTCCAGATGGTTGATGTTCTTCGGGCTTGAGTGCAAATGAGTAAGAATAAATTCCTGGATACGGATTTCCTGTATGATGATTAAAGGGTTGCATTTGATTAAAATATTTACCTGATTGAGCTTTCATACGATCTTGGCCGTTGATAATAAGTTTAAACTGTGCAATTGGTCCATATGATGTATTATTTAAATTACCACTTTCACACCACTGATAATTATAACCACCTGTTGGTAACAGCTGCATAGGATTACCACATGCATGTGAAATAGGTAACAGTACATTAGATACAGCATTATATAAATTTGAACTTGGTGTAATATAAAGAGTATTATTTTGAGAAGCAGTATTTGAAAGGTCCCAAAGTGTTTTACCAGTTGATTTATTTTGGGTGATACACCAAACGAGTTCTTTAACTGGGTGATTATATGTAATTCGAGATAGACTCGTGGCAGTTGTTATAGGTGCTGCGCCAGTGTACTGTAACTGTTCAATAAGATAATCATGTTTTTTCTGAGCAAACATCTTTCGCTCTTCGGTGTCTAGAAAAACATAATTTCCCCAAACGTTGAAATATGTCTGAAACTCACTAGAAATATCAAAGTCAAGACGAACTTCATGGTACTGAAGAGCAATAAGAGGAAGATACATTCCAGGATTTCGATTAAAAGAGAAAAAAAGTGGAAGCATTACCTGTCCAGCTGCATTTGATGTATATGATGTATCTGCAACTTGTAAATGCGGAAGACTTGTCATTTTTCCGTATTGAATCCTTTTATCTTGGTTCAAGTATAGTTCAGAGTATAACCTCCACCATCTCTGATAATGTTTATCAATCCTCTGACCTCCGATTGTAAGTTCAACATCTGCAATGGCTCGTTCAGCCATCCAAGATGTTCCGTCATATGTAGACGATGTATTTGAAAACCCACTTATTGTATTTGAAGCACTACTACTAATATTTGATAGTAAATCAATATACATTTCACCGATAAGATCACCGCTTCTTGCAACTACAACAGCTATCCGAGCTCCATTTACAACTGTTGAGCCATTTATAGTCTGCTGAATACATTCGATTGCAAAGTTTGTATGACGCTTGTAGACAGCCTGAAAAAATGTAACTTTTGGGTCGCCTGTTAGGTATACATCTTGTTCACCATATGCAACCAATTGAATTAAACCACCCATTTATAGTAAACACACATTTTTTATTTCATCAAAGTGCTCGCACTCATTTTATTTCTAGGTATTATTAAATGAAAGAACTCCCATTATCGGGTGGAGAAAGTATGTACTCATGGTTTCCATGGGGTGGTGAGGGTCTACATGTAGATAACTGTTATGCATATGCAGTTGGTAACCATGAAAAATACCGTAATAACAAAAGTGTCCCAGGAAATCATTCGGGCCAATCAAGTATTTTTCATACATATAGAACATGCAAGGGGCTTTCGAAGCGCGTTATTTCTGACAATCCAAAAAAAGTTTATGAAGCAAGGGCAACTGAAAAATGTAAAAAGAATTTTTACAAGATTATGATGTTTGTAGCTCCAACAAATAGATATCACAACTCAACTGGCGATTTTCATTTTTACAAACAACACGGACTTGTCAAGTACACTGTAAAAAATGGTGACACTGTTAAAAGTATTGCAAAGTTTTTCAAGATTCCAGTTTCAAGACTTCCTAAAAAGCTGCCAGCAACGGGAAAAATTATAAAAATTAGAGCAAATGTATTTAGTCATAAACTTGGATGGGCTACTGGACCTCTTTTACAAGATGCAAAGGGTAGAGTCATCAAAGATCCTAGAAAAGCAAACAGAAACTATGGATACAATTATACAAAGTACTGTTCATCATTCTGTGTTAAGAACAAAGGTATCAACGTCAACCCTCCTAAGAATTCCAAGGTCAGTAATAATCTGATAAAGTTCTTCTGAGCTCTCTGCGTCAAATCGTATTTCACCTTGCATCATCTGCAACAAAGTTTCTACAATTATTTCATCCTCAGATGTATGATTTGTACTGGTATTTTCTATAGTGAGTTTAACCTTGAACTTGGGTTTATTCAGTTGATTTCTACACATTGGACACGTGTCTCCACCAACTGAAATCCAATTATCTATACATTGTGTATGATACAAGTGACCACACTCGAGTTTTTTGGATTGTCTTGTGTATCTCACTGGGTTTAGACAGACTGAACACTCACACATAATGCCTAATAAACAACTTTAATTAAATGATAGATAATCTTCGCGGTAAACTTGTCAAGTGATGGTAGGCAAATCGGAAAGAAAATCTTCTATTGTTGAATAAATTGTTGAATCAAACTGATTCACTACTGTCCCATCTTCCAAAAGAATACCTTTGTGAATCGTTTCATTGTCATAGATAGCCCATCTTGAATAATAGTACATTGACAGTGGAACCAGTCTCGTTCCACCGTGTTTGTGTTCGTACTCGAACCCGACAATAAGATATTTTTTAAAGTCCCATTTCCCTTTGTCGTTAACAAATGCGCGAATTTCGTATAAAGACATGTATAACTAAAGAATTACTTTTTTAATTAATCTTCGCGGCATATATAAATGTTTGATACAAAACTTTTTGAAAAGGGTCACACTTTTTATCAGGGTTTTTCAGGTGCTTATAACAATACGGTACTAAAAAATGAAAAATATTTCTATGTTGCAAACAAACCAAGTACTGCAAATCATTACATGTATAGAAATATAATGAATCCAAAGCGTCCACCTTATGTATGCACCTATAAACTTACCAGACCACTAAGGGTACTAAACATGACTCAAAAAACTATTAATCTTTTATTAGATACACTTGATACAAGTAGCACTGGTTACAAGGCTATAAAGTTTGCATTTGGAAAGGCGTCAAAGAATAACAAAGTTAACTTGCTGCGTAATATTGTAAAAGCAAATGTTTTTAATCATTATAAAAGTGATGTTATAAATAATAATAGAATTAGTTTTCGTGAAAGTAATTGGGAAGCGTGCAAGTCACTGTGTTCTATTTTACATAAGAATGGTATAGATGGATACTACTATCCAGGAAGTCCAACATTTCATGAAGAAGTCATGATATGTGATGCAAGTAACAAGTTACTACATGTATCATGTAAAACATTTATTAATAAATCTCCGATTGTTGTTAATAAACATGTAACATTTGTAAAGAATGTTTTAGAAGATCCAAATGTAACACTTACACAGTTGACACATATTGAAAAATCTGTACCAGTGGGTCGTGACATGTACCCAGTAATTGCAAAGTTG